TCAATCGGCAATCGGATAGCAGTCGTTGGAAATCGGTGTCAGGCTGGCCGGCGGCTCTTCCTTCACCTCACGCCAGGTTGGCAATAGCTGTTCCGCACGTTGCAATTGCTCGACGGCGAAAAGGCTTGGGGCTTCACGGATCTCCTTTAACCGCTGAATGGAATTCTCGTGACCCTTTCGGGCCGCGACCATCAGGTAGAGATAGGCCTTGGTCTTGTCGAACTCGAGCGGATTGAGCAGCCAGACCTCAGCCTGCCGCCCCAAGGCGTAGGGGTTTCCCTGCCTTTCCGCACGGACCAACCAATACTCGTACCGTTCCCAGTGGCGCCGTTTCCAGTAATGCCGGGCCAAGTTCCATTGCGCGTTGGCATACCCCCGCCGAGCGGCGTCGATGAACAAGCAAAGCGCCTTTTTGTCATCCTGAGACGTCCCGACCCCATTGTTCGCCATGTAACCAAGAGCCCCCAGCGCCTGGGCATGGCCCTGCTTGCCCGCCTTCGTATACCAATCGATGGCGGCTCCGTAGTTTTGCACGACCGACTGTCCCTCGTAGTACATGTCGCCCACAAGGTATTGGGCGTGCGGATTGCCCGCCTCGGCAAGCGGCAGGAGGATCGTTTTAGCCTTGTCGAATGCGCCGGCCTCGTAGGCTGCAATCCCTGCGCCCAAGCCCGGCGTCTCGGCCCGAGCCAATGCGGGCGGAAATGCGAAAAACCCCATAACGAGGAGCGCGGGGAAAAGGTACCTGAACATGCCCGCGAGGGTATCTATCCATCGCGCGAATGACAATTTCTCCATTCCCGGACAACCCATGAAGCGCAGACCACTGCGCGGATGGGCCCGGCCTTGACCTGAACCAGACAGGCCCGCCGGCGGCGCGCACAACAGGCGCGCCACAACCGTGCCGGCTGCGTCCTTTATGACCATCGACAGACCGAAAGGAGTCCGGATTTCCGGAAGACGCATATGTCGACACATATCGCACAATCCTTCATCAAGCACTTCCAGACGGACGTGCACCTGGAATACCAGCGCGTCGGCTCCAAGCTGCGCAACACGGTGCGTTCCAAGAACGACATCCAGGGGTCGTCCACCACCTTCCAGAAGGTGGGCAAGGGCACGGCCTCGACCAAGGCCCGCCACGGCATGGTCCCGGTCATGAACCTGGACCACACACCCGTCGAATGCCAGCTGCAGGACTATTACGCCGGCGACTGGGTGGACGAGCTTGACGAGATCAAGACCAACATCAACGAACGCCAGATCATCGCCCGGGCCGGCGCCAACGCGCTGGGCCGCAAGACGGACGAACTGATCGTCGCGCAGCTGGACACGTCCACCAACTATTCTGGCGACGGGTCTGACGGCCTGACCAAGACCAAGGTGCTGACCGCCTTCGAGATGCTTGGCGACGCCGACGTCCCCGACGACGGCGACCGCTTCGCGGTCATCGGCTGGAAACAGTGGACGGACCTTCTGAAGATCCCCGAGTTCTCGGACATGGACTTCGTCGGCTCCGACGATCTGCCGTGGCGCGGCATCCAGGCCAAGCGTTGGCTGGGCACCCTGTGGATTCCCCACTCGGGCCTGACCAAAAGCACCGGCGTGCGGTTCTGCTACTGGTACCACAAAAGCGCCGTCGGCCACGCCGTGGGCAAGGACGTCAAGACCGACATCACCTGGCACGGCGACCGTGCGTCGAACTTCGTCAACAACATGATGAGCCAGGGGGCCTGCCTGATCGATCCGTCGGGCGTGGTGTCCCTGCGCTGCCTGGAAAGCTAGGAGGCGACCATGGCATTCGTTTCGAAAGACCTGAGCGTTCTCAGCTACGCCAACGGCTTCACCCTGTGGCACTACACCACGGCTGATGCCGCCGCCGCCGTGGACAGCGCCGGCTACTTCAACGACGCGGCTCACATGCTGCGGACCGGCGACATCCTGATGGCCAATGTCGACACCGACGGCACGCCGGGCGCGGGCCTGTTCCTGGTCAGCGCCAACACAGGCGGCATCGTCGACGTTGACGATCTGACCGTCGTCGGCGGCACGGACACCGACTAGTCCTCATCGCCCACGCATCACGCTTTGGGGCGCCCCGACATCCTCCGGGGCGCCCCTTTGCGCCTGTCCCCTTCCCCGATCCATCACCGGAGTCTCCGCCATGGCGTTAAGTCAGATCGCCCTTTGTTCCCGCGCCTTATTGAAACTGGGCGGCACCACCATCACCTCGTTCGACGAAGGCACGGCGGAGGCCGAGATCGCCGCCAACCTGTATCCCTCCGTACGCGATGCCCAGTTATCCGCCCATCCCTGGAGCTTCGCCACGGCCCAGCAGCGCCTACCGGTCCTGGCGGCGGAACCAGTCGCCGATTACGCCAAGGCGTTCCAGCTGCCGGCCAATTTCCTGCGCGCCCTGTCGGCCGGCGGCAACGCCCGCGGACACGGCCTGGAATACCGGATCGCCGAACGGCGCCTGCACGCCAACACGGACGACGTGGTCATGACCTACATCTTCCGACCGGCCGAGATCGATTTTCCCCCCTTCTTCGACCAGGCCCTGATCACCCGCCTGGCCGCCGAGTTCTGCATCCCACTGACGGAAAGCACGTCACGGGCCGAGACCTTACACCGCCTGGCCGATCAGGAGTTCCAGCGCGCCAAAACCATCGACGCCCAGCAGGAAACACCGGGGCGGATCGATGACTTCTCTTTAGTGGAGGTGCGCGCCTGATGCCCCGCCTGACAACACATAAATCCAACTTCACCGCCGGTGAAGTTTCGGACCGCCTGCTCGGGCGCAGCGATTTACGGTCCTACGCCAATGGGGCCGCGAAACTGCGCAACGTGGTGATTCAGCCAACCGGCGGCGTCGCCCGCCGCGCCGGCACCCGCTTCATCGACATGGCCCCGGGGCCCGGACGGCTGATCGCCTTCGAGTTCAATACGGAGCAGACATACCTGCTGTGCTTTTCCCACCTTCAGATCGACGTCTACACGGATGGCACGAAAACCGCGACGATCGCCGCTCCCTGGACCGAAGCACAAACCACCAAGCTGGCCTGGGTGCAAAGCGCGGATACCTTGTTGGTCGTCCATCCGGATACAGCACCCAAGAAGATCACCCGCACCTCACATGCCGATTGGCAGATTACCGATTGGGTCTTTGCCGAAACAGACAACCGCATCCATCAGCCCCACCACAAGTTCGCGGCGGCGGACGTCACCCTGGAGCCGACCGGAACCAGCGGCACCATCACGGTCGCCGCCTCGGCCTCCGTGTTCGACGCCGGCCATGTCGGCACACGGTTCCGCATCGCCAACAAGGAAATCGAGATCACCACAGTTGCCTCCGCGATCTCGGCTACGGCAACGGTCAAGGAAACCCTGGCCAACACAAACGCCACAAAAGACTGGGAGGAGCAATCGTTCTCCCCCGTCCGGGGATATCCGGCAACCGTGACTTTCCATCAGGACCGCACGGTGATCGGCGGTTCACGCGATTTGCCAAACCAGATCTGGATGTCCAAGTCAGCGGACCTGTTCAACTTCGATCTGGGCGAAGGCTTGGATGACGAAGCCATCGAATTCGCCCTGCTGTCCGATCAGGTCAATGCTTGTTCCGCCGTGTTCTCTGGCCGCCATCTGCAGGTCTTCACTTCGGGTGCGGAATGGATGGTGACGGGTGATCCGCTGACCCCGGCGTCGGTGCAGATCCGCCGACAGACCCGCATCGGCTCGCCCGCAACCCGCTTCGTGCCGCCGCGCAATGTGGATGGTGCCACACTATTCGTGCCGCGGACGGGGCGTGAGTTGCGCGAGTTTCTATTCACGGATGTCGAACAGGCCTACCAGTCGCGCGATTTGGCGACCGTCGCCGAGCACCTGATCCGTGATCCCATCGACCAGGACTTCGACGCAGGGCGCCGCAACCTGCATTTGGTCATGGCCGACGGCACCATCGGCACATTGACCCTCTACCGGGCGGAAGAAATCATCGGCTGGACCCTGTCCGACACTCAAGGCGCCTTCCGTTCCGTCTGCGCCGTGGGTGACGTGGTTTATCTGCTGACGGAGCGGTCGGCCGAGTATTTCATCGAAGCCTTCGACGACGGCCTGCAGGTCGATTGCGGGATGCACATCACGGATACCACGCCCAAGGCCGAATGGACCGGCCTGGATCACCTGGAAGGCCGCACGGTGAAAGTCGTCGCCGATGGGGCGGTTCAAAGTGACGCCACGGTCGCAGACGGGCGGATTACCCTGAACGTCGCGGCGTCCGAGGTGACGGTCGGGCTGGGCTACATCCATGTCATCGAACCGCTACCGCCGGCGGTTAACGGCTTGCAGGGATCCAACCAAGGTGGGCGCCTGCGCATGATCGCCGCCACCTACCGCCTGAAAGACGCATCGGCCCTTCGCTTGGACACCGGGCGCGGGTTCATCGACGTTCCCTTCCGCGAATTCGGCGACGATCTTTTGGATGCACCACCCGTCGCTTTTTCCGGCGACCGAACGGTGCGCGCCTTCGGCTGGCGACGGGACGGCACACAGTCCCTGTGGCGGATCGAGCAGGACACGCCCCTGCCCTTCACCCTGCTGTCCGTCACCGAGGAAGTGAACGTCAACGGCTGAGACTTCCCCATACATTCAAGGAGATCCACTCCATGGCAGAGTTCGCAACCCTTGCCTTGACCACGGCCATCAGCACGGGGCTTTCGGCCGTGCAGCAGCAGGCCGCCGCGAAACAGCAAGCGGCGCAGGTCGAAACGCAGCGCCGGCAGCAGGTCGCACGAATCAACCAGCAGCAGGAGATCGAAACCAAAAAGCGGCGCGAACAGCTACGCCAAGCCCAGGCCGCACAGCGCGCGCGCTTCGCCGGCGGCGGCATCAACGCCAGCAGCGGATCGGCCTCGAGCCTTCTGTCCGGTCTGGCTCGCCAGGTCGACGAGGCCATCGCCGATACAGGCAGCCTGAACAAGCTGCGTATCGACGGCATCAATTCCAGCGCCGCCGCCCAGCGCTCCAGCCTGCTCAGCAAGCCGCGCGAAACCCTGCTCGGCGGATTTTCCGACATCCTGACGGCCGGCATCGGCCCGAAGGGGCTCAATCTATTCGGCAAATAGTTGGTGCCACACCCCGCCATGGCAACCAACACCCCATTGCAAGCAACCCGCGCCGCCGTCAGGCGACGACTGCCGAAATTGATGCGCAAGGCGATGGCCGACTACGCCGCCTTCGCCGCACAGCCCGCCCCCGATGACGCCAAGGGCTTCGCCGGCCATCAGGCTGCCTGCAAGGCGGCGCTGGCGCATCTCGACGCCGGGGCGAAGTTGCTCACCTGGGCCGAAGGGTCCGGTCCGGATGGCGGTGAAACGGACGACCTCGCCCGCCTGATCAAGGCGGCGGAAGACGCCGTCTCCAGCGCCGACCCGGACAACATCTGATTACCGGCCCTGATCTCCGGCTTCACCGAAACGCAAGATAAAGGAGCCCCCGCCATGGGAGGAATCTTCAGTTCGCCCAAATTGCCACCCGCACCGCCGCCACCCCCGCCGCCGCCGGACCCGGAAGAAGGCGAGCGCGAACGCCGTCTGGAACGCCTGGAGCGTCAGCGTCGCGGCCGCGCCGGCCTGATCACCACGTCGCGCCGCGGTCTGCTGGACTCGCGACCGGATAACGTCGGAGCCGCCGGCTCCGCCGCCAAGACCAAGTTGGGAGAATGACCATGATGGAACTCACGCCCGAATCGGTGATGGCCCGGTATCGGCGGGCCCGCGACCGGCGCGCAACCTGGGAGCCCCTGTGGCAGGAATGTTTCGACTTCGCCCTGCCGCAACGGGAAACAGCCTTGGGCCGCACCCAAGGGGCCAGCCGCAAGACCGACCGGCTGTTCGACGGGACCGCCCCCGACGCCGTCGATCAATTGGCCGCCAGCCTGCTGGCGCAACTTACGCCGCCCTGGGCGCGGTGGTTCGGCCTGATGCCGGGCACAAAGGTCGAGGACACCCAGCGGGCCGGCCTGTCCCAAGAGCTGGAAACGGCGGCGCAGACCCTGCAGTCTCATTTCGACCGCTCCAACTTCGCAGTCGAAATGCACCAGTGCTATCTGGATCTGGTCACGGCGGGCACGGCGAGCTTGATGTTCGAAGCGGCCCCGCCGGGCGAGCCCTCGGCCTTCCGCTTTACCGCCGTCCCGCTGAGCCAGGTCGCATTCGAGGAGGACGCCTCCGGCCGCCTGGACACGACATTCCGCACCAGCCGCCTGACCCGCACGCAGATCGTCGAACGCTTCCCAAAGGCCAAATTGCCCGACGCCCTGAAGGCCCGAAAACCGGGCTACGAGGAAGAACCGTCGGCGGATATCCTCGAAGCCCTGATCCCCACCAAGGGCGGCTTCGATTACATGGCGCTGATCGATCCCGGCGACGGCACGACGGGCGACCAATCGGTGACCGTGTTGAAGACCGGTCGGTTCGAACGCTCACCCTTCATCAATTTCCGCTGGCTCAAGGCGCCCGGCGAAATCTACGGCCGCTCGCCGGTGATGAAGACCCTGCCCGACATCAAGACCGCCAACAAGGTGGTCGAACTGGTCCTGAAGAACGCGTCGATCGCCGTCACCGGCATCTGGCAGGCGGATGACGACGGCGTTCTCAACCCGGCCAATATCCGCCTGACGCCGGGCACCATCATCCCCAAGGCCGTGGGCTCCGCTGGCCTGAAACCCTTGGAGGCCCCCGGCCGGTTCGATCTGTCCCAGGTCGTGTTGCAGGATTTGCGGACGAGCATCCGCCGCGCCCTCCTCGCCGACCGTCTGGGTCAGATCGAAGGCCCGCGCATGACCGCGACGGAGGTCCTGGAGCGGGTCGCCGAAATTTCCCGCCTGCTGGGTGCGACCTATGGGCGGCTGCAGTCGGAGCTGCTGACGCCCCTGGTGACCCGGGGATTATCGATCCTGATCCGCCGGGGCGAAGTGCCGGCGCTGCGCATCGACGGCCAGGTCATCGACCTGGAATACAAATCGCCGCTCGCCCGTCATCAGGCACAACAGGACGTGCAGGCGACGCTGGCGTTCCTCGACGGTCTGGCACGTCTGGGGCCGCAGGCACTGGCCATCATCGATGTCCCCCAGGCCGCGCAGGCCCTGGCCGCCGCCTTCGGCGTGCCGTCCAAAATACTGAAAGATCTCGACAGAAGAATTGAACCGGCAACCCCACTCCCGGCCGACGATATACCGCCGACGGCAACCGGTGACAGCGGCGGCGGGCTCGCGGCGCTTGCGTCGGCCCTGGGTGCAACACTGCCGTCTTCCCCGACGACAGGGACCGCATGATGACCACCTCTGAAGTCGAATGGCCTTGGCGACCTGAAGATCTCGCCGCGCCCACCACGGACAGGACCACCACAGTGACGGGCGACCGTACCGCGCAGCTGGCTGCCAGATGCTTTCGCGGTGCCGACGGCGTGGCACTGCTGGCCTATCTGAGGGCGCTGACCCTGGACCGCGCTCTCGCCCCCGACGCAACCGATGCCGCACTGCGCCATCTCGAAGGACAGCGCCAGCTGGTCCGTCACCTCATCCATCTCATCGACCTGGGCCGCGCCGGCCCGGACGCTTCCCCCGCCCCGAAAGGAGACGACGCATGACCGATCCTCAACCCCTGCCCGTGTTGCCGGAAGCGCCCGAAGAAACGCCGCCCACCGGCGGCGCCGACGCCGAGGCCTCCGCGTCGACGATGGATGCGGCAGCACCCGACTACCTGCCGCCCAAGTTCTGGGATGCGGAGGCGGGCCAAATCCGCGTCGAGGATCTGGCCCGGTCCTATGCCGCCCTGGAACGCCGCCTGGGTGCGGCCGGCGGCGACACCGTGCCCGAAGACCCGGCCGGCTACCAGATCGAGCCGGCCATGGAAGGGTTGACCGCCGACACAGAAGTCAACGCCCGGCTGATGAAGGCCGGCTTCACCCAGGCCCAAGCGCAATTG